TGGTCAGATTGCCAACGAAGAGCCATCGACGCTTATTTCGCGTGAAGTCCAGACCGCCGCAATCACTTTCGGTAAGGTAGTCAAGCAAGGTACGGCTGATCGCCAAATCCAAGCTGCAACCGCCGCCGTGGACGTGTATCGCGGTATTACCGTTCGTGATCGTTCGGTTAACCCTGCAACCCCAGAAGGCTGGGCGGTCAACGAGACTTGCCGCGTCATGACTAAGGGTGTGATCTGGGTAACTGCGGGCGCTACCGTGGCCGCCGGTGCTGCTGTCTATATGGTGGTGGGTACTGGTCAAGCTGGTAACTTCACGTCATCGGCAGCGTCTAACCTCATCATTCCTAACGCGATCTTCGAAAGCTCCGGCACCGTCGGCACTCTCGTTCGTATCCGCTTGAACTAAGGATTAAGTTAATGCCAACTTTTAACGACCAAACTGCAATGGGGTTTGTCGAAAGCCAAACCTCCTACATCGAAAAGCAGGTAAACGAAACCGTTTACCCTGACATTCAATACCCTAAACTCATTCCAGTGGATACTTCCGCTGGCCCAATGGCGCAGACCGTCACTTACTACTCGTCCGATAAATTTGGGCGCGCTGAGTGGATTAACGGTAACTCCGACGATATTCCGCTGGCCGGAACTGAGATGTCGCAATTCCAGACCCCCGTTTATACCGCTGCTATCGGTTACGGCTGGGGCTGGGAAGCTGTTCAGCAAGCGCAAGCCTTGGGGATCAACCTCAAAGCCGACGACGCCATGGCAGCACGTCGCGCCTATGAAGAAATGGTTGACCGTGTGGCTTTGTCGGGTGATACCGCCAAGGGTTTCCAAGGCATCATGAACTATTCGGGCATCGGCACGGCTAACGTTGCTAACGGCGCTTGGGATGACTTGGTAAACACGACCGCAGACGAAATCCTTGCGGACATTAACGCGGCGATCTTGGCTAACGCGACGGCCACGCTGTACACTTCGATCTCCGACACGCTGCTGTTGCCGTTTACCAAGATCAACACCTTGGCAACCCGCCGCCTTGGTGACACGACCATGACTGTGCTTGAGTTTGTGCGGATGAATAACACCTACACCGCAATGACTGGTTTGCCGCTGACCATTCGCGGCGTTCGTGGTCTGGAAACTGCTGGTGCGGGTTCGACTAACCGGATGATTGCTTACCGGAAAGACCCTAGCGTGTTGAAGTTGCATATCCCTATGCCGCATCAATTCATGCCAGTGTTCCAGAAGGGGCCTCTGCGTTGGGAAGTCCCTGGCGTGTTCCGACTGGGCGGCTTGGATATTCGCCGCCCTGCCGAAGTTAAGTACCGCGATAACATCTAATCAAGTCGCGGTGGCGATAATTTGATAAGATCGCTATGGTAATAATAGGTCGTCCCTTTGGGGGCGATCTTTTTATATCCAACACATGCTTTTCTTCCATCTCTTGATGTAGATGTAAACAAAACATTTTCTTCATCTTCCGTTTCAACGATAGTAGCATTGTCAAAAACATCACGATATTTCATAATGAATACCTGCATGGCATCTATTGCAAGATATCTTTCACGCATCACATCGCCGCCATGAACATAATCGTCAACACTGGCCATACAGCGCAGAAAGCCACGGTTGCGATTGCGTTGATGATAATCTCGCCACGGGATAGGCCGCGAAGGTCTTCGAGTAGGTCTTTCATTTTACAGCCCCATTTCATCTAGGCTTTTTGTTATTGCGATGCCCCACTCTGAATTTGGGTCAAGTGGTGTTAATCCCTTGTTTACTGATGAATATTCAACATCAAAAATAAGATCAGCCGCTTCCTTACTAAGGCCACTATATGAAAAATTCCTACTTTCATCAATGCTATCAGTAATTGACACAAACCAGCCGTTTTCGTTTTGGTATTTGTCAAAACCACGATTTACTGCACGTTCACTCATTTCAAACTCCATTGCAGGTTAAATGATCCATCACGTTTGATCATGCCTAGTTTTTCCATGCGTTGCAATCGATTATATGCGTTGTGCTGTCCTGTTTCGACATATTCCGCGATTGATGCGGTGGTATAGCAACCGTCTTGGATTGCTTCGATGAACTCGTGATCATGCTTAGGCCGCGCTTTCATATGGCCTTCACGTATTGCACCTTGACGCATTGCAAGTGCATATTCGGCTTCTGTGTATTGGCGGGGTGATGGTGTTGCGCCAAGGACAGGTTGCGGGCGTTTGGATAAGGTTAGCATTATTCGAGTACCTCGCGGACGTGGATAGCGGCAGGGCTTGGGTTGTATATTTCGGATGCATAGCCATTGTAAATCCAAAACTCACGCGGCTGGGTTTTGATGTCCCATTGCTCATTCAGTGACACTGACTTTCCTTCTTGCGTCCATACGTATGCGACATCATTGTCGCTGTGCTTAAGCCACGCATGGGTTTCCGTAACCGCGATGCACTCGAACTCGCCGTTGGCTTTCGTTTCATATGTCTTGCCTACTTCAAACATCTTTCAAACTCCATTTGTGTTTCGTCTTGCAGATACATCTACACCGACCCAAATTGCCTGTCAACAGGTTTTTCGTTATGATACTACAAAATCCAAGGGGTGAGCCGTGGCACTAATCGTTGAAACAGGCGCGGGCGTTGCAGGTGCTGAATGCTATGCGGATGTAGCAGCTTGCACGGCCTATGCAACGGCGTTCTACGGCGCATCACTGTCGGGCACGAACGCTGATAAGGAAGCCGCAATCAGGCGCGCTACGGCCTATCTGAATGGGCTAGCGTGGAAAGGTACTCGCACCCTAGGACGCGCTCAATCCCTAGCATGGCCGCGCGCTGGTGTGACAGACTGCGAAGGTCTTTCCATCGGGTCAAACGAAATCCCAACCGACCTTATCAATGCGCAACACGAACTCGCCCGCGCTGAATTTCAAACGCCGGGTTCGCTTACCCCGTCACTATCCAAAGCAACCGCCACAGTATCTAGCGAGAAGGTGGACGTGATCCAGATCACATACGACACTGACAACCTGACAGGATCAATCGAGGATGCGCGCTTAATCGTCACCGCCGCGATGGACAAGATTAAGTGCTATCTGTCGTCACCCGTTGGCGCAACTCGCATTGTCGCGGTTGTCGTGTAATGTCGATCAATTATCAGCGACTTGCGGAAACGGCCAAGCGGTTGCTAACCGATAACGCGCAAGGCACTGTTGAAATAGGCCGATCAGTATCAACGCCCGGTGCGCAACCTTGGGACGCGCCAACCATCGCGACGACATACACGACCATCAAGGCGGTTGTGCGGGGGGTATCGTCGCAATTCGTGGACGGTGTGACAATTCTCGCAACCGATTTACAGGCTGTCGCATACATAGCGGATTACGTGCCGTTACCGGGTGATATTATGCGGATAGACGGTGCGCCCGTGACTATCATTCGTCAAGATAAGATCCCCGGCGCTGGTATTATCGCAGCTTGGCGATTCATCGTTAGGGCCTAGCATGGACCTAAAAAAGCTAGTCAAATCATTCCTAAACGGCACATCAGACATAGCAGATAACGCTAGGCTTGCCGAAATTGAACGCGCTATGCAGTTCGGGCCAGAAGAAGTCATTCGCATCATGAATATTGACGCGACGGCTTTTAACGAGTTTCGTGCGGAATTATTGCAGGTCTACGGCAATGCCGGGATTGATACCATTGCAGGGCAAACGTGGCGTTATCCAAACGGCGCGCGGGCTGTTGTGCGATGGAATACACTTTCGCCACGAGTTGAAACATACGCGCGGGAACGTATTGGTGGGCTAATCCAGAATATCACTGAGGAAACCATCGGCAACGTGCGCAATACTATTGCGGATGGTTACGCATTGGGGCGCAGTCGAAATAGGATTGCGACGGACTTAATCGGGCGATTGCAGGACGGCAAGCGCATTGGCGGCGTGATTGGTATTTCAGAACAACAGCGTGTTTGGGTTAACGGCGGGTTCGTAAAAGACGCAGATGGAGTTCTGATATGGCGCGACGGTATGCGCCAACACTTACGTAATGATCCTAAACGCGCGCTAGAATACACCAAACGCGACCGCCGTTTTGATAAGCTAGTCAAGTCCAGTGTTGCAACGGGTAAGCCATTATCATTGGCGCAGATTGATCGGATAACCGCGCAGTATTCTGACAAGCTGTTAAAATCACGCGGTTTGACTATTGCCAGAACTGAGGCGGCAAAGGCAGTCGAGGAAGGCAAGTATGAGGCGTGGAAACAGGCTTTAGAAAAGACTGGTATTCCTGAACAATTCGTTATTCGCACTTGGAACCATCGAGGGCGCGGGGTTAAGGATAGGCCGTCACACGTTGCGATGAATGGCACAAGTATTCGCGGGTTGACGTTTCCTTTTGTGCTGAATGATGGCACTGCAATGTTAACCCCTCACGATACGACATATGGTGCATCCGCGAACAATATTATAAATTGCGATTGTGTTGCGGATTACTCGATTGATCGAAAGGGGATTGCATCTTGGCGCGCGTAAACGGGAACGTCGGAACCACTCGCGGGTTTAGCAATCAGGTCAACGCGTTTGTCAAGAAAGCGCAGGCGGCACGGCAAGAGGCTTACCACGAAGGGCTAAAGGACTTTCGGGACGCATTACTGGCCGCGACACCTATCGACACTGGTAACTTGCGCGCATCGCTGCAAACAAGCAACGCGGGCGAGATCAAAGCCGGACCATACAAAGAATACGGGTCACAATACAACGTGGCGTCAAGTAACGCGATAATCAACGCGGCTGGCGATGGTGACAGGGTTTCATTCGTTTACCGCGCGCCATACGCTAGGCGGCTTGAGTACGGTTTCACGGGCATTGATAGCTTGGGGCGTCATTACAATCAGCAGGGGCGTTTCTGGATCAAAGCAACGTCCAAGCGGTTTGTTTCAATCATGCGCGCTGCTGCAACTAGAGTTAGGAATAAATCATGATCACGGATATTGACGCTAAAATCTATGAGGCACTGAAAGCGCGGATTGCATCAATGCCGGGTGGTTATGCGATTGTGTATCCGGGGCAGGTTTACCCGACGAACGTTACAGTGCCGTTTATCCTAGTGACTGACGTGCATTTTGGCAATGATCGGCGATATCTTGGTTCTGATGCGGACGATTGGCACACTGGCGACTTCATGCTTGACGCGATGGTGCCGATTAGTTGGACGCATACGCAATTGCTAGGCGTTGCGGGTGATATTCGCGCGTGGTTTACCAAGGATTTAGTCTTGGGTGGATTGGTGCGTATTGAAAAGACGCCCGCCGTCACTGTTGCATATCGTGACGGCGGGTTTATGCGATTGCCAGTTGCGGTTAATTGGCGGGCTGTGGGTTAGACAGAGTAAGAGTAGCGCGGCAATACAGATCCGATAAATTCTGTACCGTAAAATTCTAGTTGCGTAACACCGAAACCATTATCCGCCGCAAACTCACTGATCGCTAACATGAAATCATCGGGGTGCATTTTTCGGGGCGGGGTGGTTTTTTGTGGGGCGCGTGATACTAGATACCATTCGGCAGTATTCGAAAGATTACAATAACTTTCACTGCCTTCTTTGTAATAAAGTCCATTATCACGAACGCCACCAATCATATAACTAATTTTATTGTTCCAACTAACCACGTCGCCCGCTTTCACGTCTAATTCCGCAAGTGTTTTTCCGCTTTCCATATCCCGCACTCCATCGTTTGCGCCTATTTTGCATCGGTACACCATAAGCGCTATACTGTCAACAGTTAATTTCACGCCCCATTGCGGGCTAAACAAAGGCTAGCAATATGGCACACGATACCTACGCAGGCGGCAGAGTTTACGTTTCCAGCACAACCCAAGGCGCGGACCTGCTGCAAGCTGGTTTCGAAGCCCTAACTTGGATTGAAATCAAACCAGTCGTCACGCAACCCGGTCTTGGCATCGACTACAATCCAGTCGATCAAACATACCTGACCGGACTAACCCAAACTAAGCCGGGTAGCGGCAAGGTCAAAGGCGGCGATCTTGTGTGTGGTAACATTCCAGACGACGCTGGACAGGTTATCCTCAAGGGCATGGCTGGCACTGCTGTTGAGCGGGCATACAAGGCCACTCGCGCCACGACTAACACGGCAGGCGCGTTCCTCACTGAAACCGTCTATTCCCGTTGCGTTGTTGTCTCTCTTGGCGACGAAGGCGGCGGCGTGGACGATATTAACGCGCCTAAGTATACCATCGCGTTCAATCAAAAGCCGATCTACGTAGTCGCCTAATATCACTGATGGGCGATAATCGCTAAACATAGCTGGAGGGCTATTAAATGGACTTGTCTAAGCGCGTTGTTTATGACGCTGAGTTTCCTATCGTTATCGTTCCTCCTAGTGGGGACGATAAAGGCGTGGTGTTTTATGTCACGTCATTGCAGTCTAAGAATATCCAAAAGATTGAACGTGATGAGCGTAACAAGCTATTGGTTATGAAAAACTCACGCGGCGATAAGGGCTTGGCATCGACCGACCTTGACGCCGTGGAAACGATTGAGCGGTCAAAGATCATGGCCACTCTTTCGCGGTGGGAATGGAACGGCAATTCGTTTGGCGACCTTGGCAAAGACCCTGAGTTTACGCCTGAAAACGTTGCGGCTATTGTTGACCATGAAAATTCAGGCTGGATTGTTGATTTGCTTTATGCCGGGGCGGCTAACATCGGAAATTTTACGCAGAAATAACGCGGCAATGCGTTAACTACGTAACCGTTTACACCAAGTACGACATATCGGACGGGGTGGCATACGGTAACAAGCCCGAAGGTATGACGCAGCGAGAACTAAGAACACTCGCTGGCATGGCTGACAAAATCCCAGATAATCACGTTGATATTGAATATCATTATTTGATTGAATGGTTCTGGGATTTGCGGTCATACGTTGCGGATAATTACACGCCGTTGACGCCTGATTGCGTTCCTAAATGGTTGCCCGATAAATACCCAAGCCGAGAAGAATGTGATATAATCCTAGCAATGGATTTGGCATTCCGTAAAGGAATGGCGGCAACGGTTGCAGCTAACGAACAAAAGAGGCGTGATAAATGACTGATGTAGCGTCTCTTAGTGTATCGGCAACGGAAACAGGTGTTGCAAAGGTCGATAGCGCGCTGTTGGGTCTTGCTAAAAGCGCGGGCGTAGCAGAGGCGGCAACTGGTCGGTTCTCGGCGGCATCGCAGAAGGCGGCATCGGAAAACTACGCGGCGTGGCAGTCGGCTGGATCGACATTGCCCGCGTTTTCTATGGCGATTGGTAAGTCGTCGCCAATCGTGCGTAGTGCTGGCGTTGAGATGAAAAACTACGGGATGCACACTGCTAACGTTTTCGCACAGTTAAACGATATAGGCATGATGATGGCGGCGGGACAAAACCCGTTGCAGTTAGCTTTGCAGCAAGGTACGCAGCTTAACCAAGTCTGGGGGCAGATGGGCGGTAAGGTTAGCACTGTAGGTGCTCTGCTACGTGGCGCATTCATGCAACTTCTAAACCCATTGAACCTAGTCACCATTGGCGTCATTGCTGGCGGCGCGGCTTTGATGAATTACTTCACATCGGCGGGGGCTGGCACTAAGACGTTCAAGGAAAACCTAGACGAACTAGAAAGCTCAATCGGCACTCTGAACGATGTAACCAACATGTATTCAGAGGACGGTCTTGCCAAGCTGAAAGAAAAGTACGGGTCGCTAAACGCTGAAATCATGGAGTTGATTGAAAATCAGCGAATATTGGCTATTGCTGACGCTGCCGCAAAACTAAAGGCAACGCTTGATACTATCGGTGAAGGTCTTGGCGATGGCATGTTCAATACGGCTTATGGTGAGATAGAGCGTGTATTCGAAACATCCGCAAACCAAGCGCAAGTACTTTACGGGGTTCTGGAAAATATCGGCAAGCTAGATAGCTTGGAAAAACAGATATTTGCAATTACAAATCTAAAGGATCAGCTTTCACTTGCCACTAACGGTTTTACCGTTATGACAAAAGAGCAAAGAGAAATGTTCTCTGCCATTGTGGCGGCTGAAAGCCAAATGCGAATTCTCGAACAATCAACGCGCAAGGCTGAAAACGCGGCTATTGATCTAACCGCGTCGGCACCGGGCGCGGGGTGGATGGCGTCGGCGATCAGCGAAACAAACATGCTTATCGGCAAGCTGACAAAAGCTAAAGCGGTTTCGGATGGATTGCGCAACGTTAAAATGGGCGATCTTGCGTCTCAATACGGGCAATATGGCGCGGGAAGAACATCGGGCGAAAAGCTAAACCGTGACGCTGGCGCGCTATACGGCGGAACGGGTAACGTTCTTGACGGCATGGGGTACTACGACACTTCTGGGGGCGCTAGTGGTGGCGGCGGCGGGTCTGACCCATATCAAGCTAATCTTGATCGGCTTATGTCGTCGCTAATGACTGAGCGCGAAACCGTTGAAAAGTGGTATGCTGACAACGAGGTCATTCTAAATGACCGTCGGGCAATGGAGTTGCTAGGCGCGGCTGGACACAAAGAGGCCATGCTTGATCTAGAACGGCAATACCATGATAAGTTAAAAGGCATCCGTGAAACAAGTGATCAATTCAGCTTAGACAGCGCGGCAAGCCTATTCGGTAATCTAAATTCAATGGCGGGTGGAGGTTACGATGGACTATTGCGCGCGCAACGGTCATTCGCGGCTGCATCGGCACTGATTAGCACATATAAGGGCGCGGCTGATGAATTGGCGCGACCTACCGCAACGCCTTGGCAGAAGTTTGCATCAGTTGCTAAGGTTATCGCCACGGGCATGGGTTTTGTAAGCGCAATCAAGGGCGGTGGGTCTGGCGGTGGCGGCGGTTCAAGCAAAGCCCCTACATCGGTTGGTGGTGCAGCGGCTGAACCTACGCGCACGACGACGGTTAGTTTCCAAGGCGATCCGTTCATGGTCGCAATCGCTGAAAGTGTTATGTCGCAGATGTATGAGGCTAGCGGCAATGGTAGGGTGTTGATCAAAGCATGAGCATAGTCATTGTATCAGGTGCGCAAGGTACAAGCGGGGCTAACCTGCTATATCGAAACCTATTTCTTGAGGGTACTCTTTCTGCGGTAGCTGAAAGTGCTGCAAATCCAGTAGAAAACGCATTAAGCGGTGAAACGTGGGACTATTGGTCGCAATCTTCAGCTGGTGGCGAGTTGCGTATTGATCTAGGTTCCGCGCGAACATGTGACGGATTTGGGATATCGTCACATGACGCAGGAACTAAAGGTTCTAGGATAGTTTTGGCATATTCAACTGATGAAATTTCTTATCCAACGGCGGCAAGTCACACTCCGACTGACGATTCAACTATATTCATCGCCTTTCCGCCAATAACTGCTAGGTATTGGGTTATAAGTGTTCAGCTTGCTATATGCAATATTGGTGTAGCAATCCTAGGCCAGCGTTTACAGTTTCCGTCGGGGGTGCTGACTGGTCATACTTCAATGCACAACGCCAAGAAATCCAAGCTAATGAATACGACGACTGTTTCAGGGCAGCATAGAAACAACCGTATTACCCGCATGGGCATCGAGGGCAAGATTGACTTTGGTCTAGTTGCCACGTCTTTCGGTGATGGTGCATTCCAAGAATTTAAGGACCATTACAATGCGGGGAAGATCTTCTTCTACGCCGGGTCGCCACTGAACTACCCCAAGGACACGGCGCTTTGCTGGCGTCCAGAAGCTGCGGGCGATATATCACCGTCATACCAAGAGGGTGGAACGTTGATGGACTTGTCTATGGAGGTAAGTGCGTTTGTCGATACGTGAACCTTTTGACCTAATCGAACTCGATATGGACTATTGCAGCCGGACGTTCGGGACTGCACCTTGCACGGCTGCTTTGGGTGGCGTTGTTACTCGCAAGTGTTTCAATACGTTTGCGACGTGCAAAGACTTGGCGAACTTCAACAAAACCGTGTTGACTTACAAGTTTGTAACTCCAACGCCTAGCTATCCAAAGGGCGGAACGGTTTTTCCTTACTTGGTGTCAGTGTCAGGGGCCAGTGCGACTGTTAACATTGCGGGCAGCGATGATAAACTTGATGCACTCGGGTCGCGCGGTACTGTATCTGCCACATTCAGCGATCACCCTTACCATGACAGGTTCATGGATAAGTACGCAAGGGAGCGAGTTACAGGGGCGGCGGTTCTTGGTGGCGTGGGATATAACCCGAACGACAGAGGCACGTTCTGGACTAAATTCAAGGCGCGCAATCCTAACTATGCGGGCCGTCCTATGCGTAGGATTAACGGTTACATTGTTGACGGCGTTGTAACGATTGTATCAACTCGGCATTTTGTGATCAGCGAGATCGTCGGGCCGGATGATAACGGGTCGGTCGATATCAAAGGCAAGGATATTCTTTTCTTGGCTGATAACGACAAGGCAGTCGCTCCTAAAACTAGCCGGGGTATTCTGCTAACGGCGGTAACTGCGGCGGCTGGGCAGGTGTTTACACTCAATCCGGCTGGTATTGGTTCGGAATACGCGGCCAGTGGTTTTGCGACTATCGGGTCGGAGTTGGCGGCGTTCACGCGGTCGGGGGACGTGGTAACGCTAACAGAGCGAGGCGTTAACGGAACTGTGGCAGCTGTTCACGGTATAAATGACGCATTCCAGCAAACATATTCGCCGCGACGTGTTCGGATTGATCTAGCTATAGCCGATCTATTGATCAACTATGCGGGCGTTAGTGCTTCGTTTGTACCAACGGCGACTTGGGCGGCTGAGGTTGCGCGGTGGGCACCTACTTTGACTGTCACGACCGACATTCTAAAGCCTGAGGGGGTTAGCAAGCTAATTGGTGAACTTGCGGTTCTTGGGATTAGCATTTGGTGGGACGATGTATCGCAAGAAATCGGCCTAAAGATCAATAGGCCGCCTGACACTGATATTGTGAAGGAAATCACTGACCGAAACAACATCGTTTCAATCTCGCAAGAGGACCGCGACGAAGACCGCTTGACTGAGGTTGTGTTCTATTCCCGCGTAATTAATCCAACGCAATCGACAACCGACGAAAAGAACTACTATTCAGGCGCAAAGCTAATTGATGCAGACGCTAAATCACCAAATAGCTATGGCGATACTAAGATCAAGACCATTCATTGCCGATGGTTAAACCACGGTGACGATGCGTTAGTTAAGATCATGTCAAAGCGTTTGCTTAATCGGTTTAATAAGCAACCCGTGCGCTATGAGATTACAGTCGATATTAACGACGACACGGAATTGACTGAGATTATCAACACGACTTCTTATGTGTTGACTTCGGACGATGGCGGCGGTCGTGCTCAATTAATGCAGGTTATTAAGCGCGAGGAGGTTATCAACGGGCATCATGTTAAACTGACAGCCCAGTCATTTGCGTTTGACCAAAGATATGGGTATATTACAGAGAACTCGCGGCCTGTTTATACGTCAAGTAGCACGGCGCAAAAAAATAGGGGCGCATATATGGTAGGGCCTAGCTTGGTATTCGGTGACTTCCTCGGCGCGTATAGGTTTATCTGATGTCAACTTATACTCCAATCCTAGACACTCAATTAGACCCTGATGCGCCATTAACGTCGCTGCTTATGTATCAGTTGCGGGATAATGCCTTAGCGATTGCTGAGAGCGATACCACAGTCCCCGCCGCTTATCAGATCGGCCATAGGTTGCTTGGGACATTGACCACAACTAGCGGAACGACTGTTACGTTGTCGGGTTTGGTGTTGACGCCTTATCGGTTTTTGAAGTGCGTGTTTAACGGTACTGGGTCAGGTAGCAACTCTACAACTCACCAAATAGGCGGTGCTGCTGTTGTTTCATTACCTCTATCATCTGATAGGGCTTGGGGCGTTGTGGAGATTGACTTGTTTAATGGAACGGGTTTTGCCGCAATGTCTATAAATAATGCCAATCCCGGTGGTACAATCGGTGGTGTTTACGGGATTAGAACGTCAATCACAACGGCATCAACTGCGGTTAGTGCTGCGTGTGGTGGTGGTTCTTTCGGCATTGGATCAATCCGCATCTATGGGGTGCAATGATGGGAACTGAAATCATCATCGACGCCAATACGGGCGAAGTCACAACGCGGGAATATACTGACCCGCCAATTAACATCGTAGCATGGCGCGCAACACTCCAATGCACCCCCGCGCAAATGCGTCTAACTTTACACCGGGCTGGACTACTTACCACAGTGCAGGCAATCGCGGACAGTGATCCAGAGGCAAAAATTCTATGGGAATACGCGACGCAAATCATTCGCAATTCGCCATTCATTGACGCGCTAGGATCGGCATCATTCACGCCAACGCAAATTGACGATCTGTTTGTCGCGGCAATGTCGGCATGATTGATCTAATTACCCCCGACGACTTCGCGTCAGACCCCTACACGGGCGGGCTTAATCAGATGGGCCATGCCGTACTAGGTGGCGCTCTAGCGCTGTTTCTGGGCTACTGGGCGGGCGTTCTGATTATCGGGTGGGAAGCGTGGCAACTAAAGCGCAAGGGCGCGCTACGGGCCGATTACTGGGCCGATCTAACGTTCTGGGCCATTGGCGTGTTTATGTTTCAATGGGAGTACTTCTTGCCGTTCATTGCTGGTTTGGGCTTTACATGGATGATCTATCTTGACCGCCGCTGAACTGTCATACCAGCTAGGCGCGAGGGTTAATTACATCGACAGGCATCGGCCTTTGTTGCTACAGGTTCAATACGCGCTATTCGCCGTGGGGTTATTCTTCTACACGGCAGGACGCGCGCAACCGGGTGTATTTCAGGCGTCAACGTGGGGCAATCTAGCCCATGAAATGCCAGCCGCATTTTGGGGCGCATTTAATGCACTCGCTGCCATGATCACAATTCTAGGATTGCTAAAACCCGTCAATTCTAAAATGATTGCAGTCGGTGCTAGTTTCCAAGTCTTGCAATTCGGCGCAATCGCTACATCGTGCATTCTATATCAAGGCGATTACGGAATAGGCATCTATTCAATCTGTCTGGTATTGCTGCACTCCAAAATACTATACGAATCGGCAAGGTACTAAATATGCCAATTATTGACGGTGACTTTGCAAGATGGTTTATTGACGCATACGGGCTACCCGCCGCTTTGGCGGTTTTTGTCTTGTGGAAATCAATGGGAAAGACTGACACCAAACAAGACGTGGCCCGCGAATTGATTACCAAAATTGACAGCCTGTCATCTAACGTGCAGGATGTAAGGGAACGAGTTGCTAAGATCGAGGGGAAGTTAGATGCTAAATGACGCATCTCTAAATCTAATAAAGAAGTGGGAAGGGTTCCGCGCCAAGGCTTATCAAGATAGCGTTGGTGTTTGGACTATCGGTTATGGAACGACTGTAAACGCGGGCGTGGGCATTGATCCTAGGGAAGGCATGTGCATCACTGAAGCGCAGGCTCTGGGGTATCTTAACGCCACTGTCACCAAGTTTGCGGCTAATGTGTCCAAATCACTTACGGCATTGGCTAACGAAAACGAGTTCGGCGCTATGGTTTCATTGGCTTACAATATCGGGCCAACGGCATTTAAGCGGTCTAGCGTGTTGCGTCTATTCAATAGCGGCGATAAGAAAGAAGCGGCTGATGCGTTCCTTCTCTGGAATAAAGCGGGCGGCAAGGTTCTCAAAGGTCTTAGCAATCGTCGTGCAGATGAAAGGTTGCTATTCCTAACGCCCGTTAAGTCGTTTGCACCATCCGCGCCACTACCGCAACCGCCCGGCAACAACTGGCTTGCGGTGATTATCGCGGCTATTCTACGCATGTTTGGAAAGGTTAAGTGATGGACTTTGGCGATGCTATCCGTGCAATGAAAGATGGAAAGAGAGTTGCTCGTGAAGGGTGGAATGGTAAAGGTATGTTCTTGTTTTTGGTTAACGGGTCGACGTTTACTCTAAACCGTGAGCCCTTGCTATCAATCATGGGTGAAGGAACGCAAATTCAATATCATGCGCATATTGATATGAAAACAGCACAAGGCTATGTCGTCCCTTGGCTTGCAAGTCAATCGGATATGCTTTCAGATGATTGGTGCGAGGTGTGTTTGTGATGGACTACGCACCGATTGCGCGCATCATTATTCGTTACGCTGTGGGATTGATCGTGGGCGCTGATGCGGCTGGGTTGATGGCCGCTGACCCTGATATGGTAACGGTTGCCGCTGTTGCTATCGGTGGCGCTGTGGAGGTTCTATATTCACTCGCCAAGAAAAAAGGATGGGCGACGTGAAACGACTAACCCCCGTCCTATTCCCCGTCGCGTGGCCCGGTCCTGATTATGCCGAGGGGCTATATATCGGCAAGGATGGCGACGCATACGTGGTATGGGCGGAAATCCCAGACGGTAGCGGCTGGAAAGTGCAGGCGGTTTATGAGGTATCACCAATGGCCTATGCGCATATGTCGGAACAACTGCGGCGGCAACACGTTAGAATGAGTGGGGTGGACGGTGATTTGGTTTAACGTCCTAGGCGGGTTGGCTGGAAAGTTGGCCGATGCTTACACGGCAAAGGCCGCTGCGCAGACTGATGAGGCGCGGATTGCGGCAGGTGTGACAATTGAGCAACTACAGGCAAGGCAAGCTGCGGTGATTGCAGGAGGGCGATGGATTGCGCCAGTTCAGGCGGCGTTCGCGGTTATGTTCTTGATTTACTACGGTAAATTACTGATTTGGGATAAGGTTCTAGGGTTAGGCGTCACTGATGGATTGTCGCCAAGTCTGGAAAATCTGGGAATGATTGTAATTTCTTTCATATTTTTGCAGGCGGGTGTAAAAGGTGTGTTGACAGGTCGGCATTGATGGGGTAGAACGAATGCACTGAAACAAACAAAACCTTGGAGGGTTTAGATATGGTCTTCGCTTTTATCGCGCTTTCGTTCTTCGCTGCAATCGACGCTGGCATGGTTCCACCTGATGCAAACTGGCATCCGACTAAGGGCGTTTCCGCGTCCGAGTGATTAAGGCAGGGGCGCGACTGTAACGCGCAAAACTATCCGCATTTGTGGCGGGTTGCTGAATGTAGGGTCTAGCCCGCGACATCGCCTAAGCGGTGCGGCAATCTACCAGAAACGCGGTATCATAGATTGTATGTATGCGCTTGACGTTGCCATCGGCGGTTCCGACGAGTTAATTCTGCGCTACTCCAAAATATCGGAATAAGGCAATATGCCGCGTTTCCACTTATAGTCTGAAACTGATCAAAATCAGTTAGTAGGACTATTCCGGGTGCAGAATATCGCATCCCTATTTTCTACCGCGCTTGATCCGTCGCGGGATATAAGTCTGTATGGACCGGAAGTTGTAAGCCGGACATCTCACAGGGTAAAATGCATCGGGTCCAATCGGTGTTGCTAACGGATCGCCAATCAGAATAGCAGCGTCACGGAATAAACCGTGAAACTGTTATTGCATCGCAAAAGGTGAGTTGTCTACCTTGCGAATGTATGAAAACGGCAACTTACGGCCATGCTACCCGTCGGCTGGCAAGAGATAAACCTAACTGCGTAGCGGGTGGGTTATGGCGGCCAGTGTTATGATAACCCCGTCTTTTTAGGCGGGGTTTTTCATGTTACAATGCACATGCGGTTTTCCCGATTGTATCCCGTGATGATACCTCCTAGTCAAAGACAATCGGAACCTTTACAACCTTGATAAAATGTGATTAGGTGTAAGCATAGCAACCTTGGAGGGTTAAATGCTTAAAATCGCCGCACTATTAACCATCATTGCCGCGCCAGCTTATGCGCTGGAATGTATGCCACGCGCTGACGCATACGAACAACTGGACGCAAAGGGATATGAACCTGTATTCATTGGTGACGCAGACGCCGCTACAATGGTCGTTTGGGTGCATCAAACAGAGGGATGGATTACGATTATTGACACGCATGACGGGCAGTCTTGTCTAGTTGCAGCAGGTCTTGACTGGCAGTTTCGCGCGTTGGGTGATCCGGTATGAACGCAGATGATGTAACGCCAGCCCCGACAATCAATTACGCAACCGACCCCGTATTCCAGCAATTCCAATACTTCATGAGATTGGCATTTGAGGAAGGTTATCGCGCGGGTAACTTTGGAGTAACTACACCAAACGAGTGGCGCAATGACTGGATGAATAGCACAGGGCGTAGGTTCCTGCTAGATAACGGGCTAATCTCTGGTAAGGATTATTACAAATGATTGATTACAATGAAGAATACCTAACAAGTCCAAAGAAGTCATTCAACGTTAACGAATACGCCGCGCATCATGGTATTACAGTGCAAGCCGCATGGTCCAAGCGTAAACGCGCCAAAAAACGCGCTACAGTTGATCCGGCAATCACCCGCGCAATGTCAGCTATCGGCACGAACATGGTTCCTAGCGTCGTTTGGGATAAGACACAGCCGGGTTATAGTGTTCTGTTGCGTCCATCGGTTGCGGACGCGGCTAACGTGCTTGAATTGGTCAAGGATGCGTTTACCGATATTCCAGCTTATCGGCCTAATCCAGTTTCACCTATCGGCAATGATCTATTTGCCGTGTATCCACTCTATGACGCTCATATCGGCATGTTGGCTTGCGGCAAGGAAACGCGCGGGCAAAACTATGATCTAAAACTTGCTGCAAAGGATATGCTTCAAGCATTTATTGACGTGTCTTCCCTAGTCCCTAGCGCGGATCGGGCGATGGTTATTCTTGGTGGAGATACATTACACATTAATGACGGTAGCAATGAAACGCCCGCTAGTCACCACAAGCAAGACACAGACGGTAGATATGAGAAAGTAATTGACAGCGCAATCGAAATGGTTTGTCACTCCATCGAATACCTTTGCGAAAGACATGCCAAAGTCGAAATTGTAACTATTCGGGGCAACCATGATGAAAATTCCCACGTAGCGTTGAAAGTCGCACTAAAGCAGCGTTACCGACTAAGTGATCAAATCAGCTTTCCAACTGTTTCTGGCATGGAACAATCGGAAGTATTCTGGACACGGCACGGCAAGTCATTGGTCGCTATTCATCACGGCGATAAGGCCCCGCCACAGCGCCTTTGCATGATCATTGCAGACAAGTGCGCAGAATGGTCTAACACAACTGACAGGCACGTTTTAACTGGCCACAAGCACACGTTGCACGTACAGGACTTCCCCGGCGTTACTCACCACACATTGCGCGCGTTTGCACCTCCAGACGCTTACGGCTCTATGTTTGGCGGGCGACGGTCTTTGACTGCAATGGTTTTTGACGCTAAGAAGGGTTTGATCTTAACAGCACAGGAACCTATTCTAAGATGACATGGCACCTAATCAACAATGAAATCCACGTCATGCGCGGTTATGAGCGCGTGGCATTGTTCAAGCGAGACGACTTCCCCGATATGATTTTGGCAATGTGTAAGGTATTGAAAGAGGTGAAATGATGGCAAAGTGGAGCGCGGACACGATGAAATTCCAGATTGACGACTTTTGCAGCAGGCGTTTGCCCGGTGAACCTATATCTCCCGTTGCAAGCGATGGTGGTCCATCTTCATACTATGACTTCCAGCCGGGTTGGTTGACGTTCAATGACTTCATGGAATACAAGGCTAAGACGCAATGGCATGGATATTCCCTGCACCTGAAAGACATTGGCAAGGCTATCTGTCGTTTCGGCGTCAAGGCTGGCACAACAGACGCATATGATGCGCGCAAAATCATCTATAGCGGTTTGAGGTTGTTAGGAATGATTGCAGGTAAGGATGCAATGCGCGCGGAATTGCTAAAGCTTCTAGATGATCCGCAGTTTAAATAAACGCTAGTATGTACTAGTATTTGCTATTAGTTGTTAGAAAACCCCGGACAGTCTTTCGAGTTGTCCGGGGTTTTTGTTACAGTTGAATAGTCTCGCCGTATCCGGCATACTGAACTGCATAATCACAATCAACTTCATTCAACCAGTATTCGCGGATTGTCTTGTTTTTTACATTAACGTCGAAAAACTTAACTTCCCCATTCAAATACTTTCGGAAGTAACGTCTAGCAATATCTTTTTCGTCAAACTTAACTGATTGGTATATAATATTCATGGTCATATCTCCTTTACCCATACCAAACACTAGCCCATAATAAAAAAGCCCGCAACACATTTCTGCACTGCGGGACTATTTATTTTACACCCTTGTAGGCATCACGACAAACACAACACCATCATCATCACTCGGAATAATGATGATAGGATCACTACTTCCGCCCATTTTCAGCGTTACGTCATCGCCGTTGCAAAGCGTCAAGCACTCAGCTAGGTACTTCGAGTTTACCCCAATCACCAGCGCATCGCCCGTGTATTCAGCGTCAACAAACTCTTCCGCATCGCTTCCGTTCGAACCTTTAACAGTCATAGAAATCTGTGCATCACTCGCCGTCAAAGTAACCGCCCGCGAACGTTCATCAGATACCAATGACACACGGTTAGCTGTCGACTTCATAACCGAAGCACTGGCAATCAATACGTTGCGGTTGTTCTGTGGAATAACGCGGGTATAGTCTGGAAACACGCCGTCAATAACCTTAGACACTACAGTCGTACTGCCATGCTGAAACTTGATCTTGGTTTCGCTGATAGACAATGAAACATCGCCAATATCAGACAAACCGCTAATCAGCATAACGGTTTTAGTCGGAACAATAACTCCCGCAAACGCATCGCTATGACCGTCATAGTAAGCCAATGCCAATCGATGACCGTCGGTTGCTACGGCTTTCATTTTTCCGTCTGCGTTGTGAAGATAAACGCCGTTCAGGTAGTATCGCGTTTCCTCTGTGGACATTGCAAACTTGGTTTTATCGAATAGGCGTTTAAATTCAGCGGCTGGAATGTCAAACTCGCTTTCGTATTCATTTGACGCCATGACCGGATAATCTTGGACATCTAGCGTTGCCAGGTTAGTTTTAAACCGCCCCGCCTTAATTGTAAGCTTGTTGTCAAACAACGTCATATCAATCAACGCGCCCGACGGTAACGACTTCACGATATCAAATAGCATGGCCGCGTTAACGGTTGTTTCGCCCGGTTGCAGTACCGTTGCCGCGCAACTGCCAGTGACTTCGATGTCAAGATCAGTCGCGCGGGCTTTTAGGTATTCGTCCGCTGAAATAACGATATTCGCAAGGATTGGAATAGTGTTCCTGCGGTTGACTACCGGGATAAGTTTAGCCAGTAGGTTTAGCAGGTCTTGGCGTTCTGTGGTCAGTTGCATGTTTGGTACTCCATGTTCAATTCTAGTAACTTCTGCTTTCGTTTGTCTTTTACTTGCGAATACATATGGTTATTGAAACCATTGTAAAGCCACTGATCTAGTGACTTATCCCAAGCTTTGCACCATGCAATCGCGTAATTCATGGTTAGGATTTGATCATCTGACTTAGGTTCAATACCTGTTTTCTTGATATATGCCTCTTGATCTGGTGTTGCATTTTTCACAAAATATCCCCTTCTACATATGAAGCGTAACTCATTGGAAACGCTTGCTTGACCTTATCAGCAATCAATCCAGCAAGCAAGCGAGTTTGTGATTGAGTGTGCGGGTCAAGTCGCATCTTTAGCATATTCATGAAAGCGTCCAAACTGCCGGACCAACGCCACCGGGTCATATGGCACAACGGCAAAACCATGCGCGCCTCTTCTGGGGCTACTAAGTGCAATAGCGCGTCGTACTCATCCCCGGCAGTATGAACGGCCTCTAACCATGCTAGGTTGGCGCGGTTTTGACCCCAGTTATCTAGATATCCACCCGCGCCCTGCTTTACATTATCCGCAATGCCACTCCACTGATCAGGCTTGAAGTAAACAGGTTCGCCCTTAATATAACGGCGGCTAACCTCCGACATGCGTAGGTATTCGTGCTTAACCATTTGACGCGCAACAAAAACAGGGGCATCAATAACAAACGACAAAAAGCAATGACCAAACGGCGCGGCATGTGGTGCAGCGGTTCGCCACTTCCATAGGTTAGCGGGTGTTGGATTATCCAGAATATACAGATATTCCGACTTGGTCATGCCGCGCACAAGGTACTTGATCAGGTTTTTTTGCGCGTCAGTCAGTATCGGTTGATAACGTAATACGCCTTCAAGATAATCGTCATACCATCCTTGAGGTTCAACGTCCGCGTCATTATCAAATGATACCTTTGCGGCCTTGACCACTTCTAGGTCATTGCCCATCACGTCAACTAGTTTTGCGGTTATCATTTATCATTCCTCAATAAGTGAAAGTAGGTTTTTAATTCCGCAAACTAATTCTTCGTTTATTGCTGTTAGTTTTCGCAATTCCATGAATTTATCATTGTCGTTTTTGGGTAAGTTATTCAAATTATCACATAACCTGTTATTGATAGATTTTAGACGTTCAATTTCCATCTGTAGGTTTTTTATTTGTTCAAGCATTGCGTCGTGCATATCATCGTACATCATTCACCGCCTTTCGGGATAGCTGCGAGGATAGCGGGTGACGTCCTTGATAATTCCATTATTTACCTCATTCCACTTTCAAGCATCAAACTAGCCGCTTTCTTCATCCCCCGCGCTTCGGCATCCGCAATCATCCGATCAAGCGCGGCCTTGCTGTCGGCTGGGGTGAGGGCGCGGATTGCAAGCCATGTTCTGGAAGTCCAATCAATTGAAGTATTGCAATATGTTTTTGCCGCCACCTCATAAGCCGCAGCCGTTTCAGCTTGGGATCGTTCTAGGGCGGCAGATAGGGCGCGCATAACCTCTATTGATTTTCTCGCGCGGTTTACCAAGGTGAGGATGTGGCCGTTCGTGCTGTTTTTGAAAACCTCACACGCGGCATTTGTCCTCGAGATGTGGCGTTCAACTGCTTCCGGTGTGATGTCTATGGTCATTTGCATTATCCTTGTGCGGTCGCCGCACTCATTCTTGCACCCAATCATCCGCAGCTATAATCCGCGCTTTCAAATCAGCAGGGCAATCCTTAATCAATGCGCCTGACTTCACTTTCGCATCAGCCTCGGCCTTTGCCGCGTCAAGGTGTTCCTGCGTCATAACCAAACGGGCGGCAGCATGATAACGAACAACGCCATTAACTCGGCATACAAATCCATTGTGAACCTTTTTCGGTGGAGTAGCGGGGTCGCGGTGTTCCGGTGGTTCATGTGGTGTGTCTGGAATGCCCGTTTCATGGCATTTCTCGCTGTAGCACTCTGGGTTCGGGTTTCCATTCTCATCAGTCCAAGGGGTTGCCAATGCCTGACCCACGCTAAAACCAATCACAATCAGCGCGCCAAGCCACATTAAAACCTTGCGTTCATGACGCGCTTGTTCGCCATGATCTCGGCGGCGGGTTTCGTAACGATCATCTGTCAGCTTATTCATTGTCGTATTCCTCTACATAAATGTTTTTCACGTCCGACACATACCAAACGCCATCGCCGTTGTCAACAACTTTGCCGTTTGAATATGCCGTTAGTTTATCGCACAATCCAGCCGCATAAGCCATCTCGCACACGTCTGAATATCCATGAAATACACCAAGCGGCGGCTTAATGTCTTCTGGTTTGATCTGCGATGATGGTCTAAGACGTACAGCAAACCACTTAGGATATGATCGGCGGTTTTCCGTCACTACAGCCGTAAATTCAGTGCCTTCGCGGTTATGAATTGCGCCGTATGGAATATAGCATTCCGACTGGTCTGGTAGTGTTCCAATCCAGCCATCGCCAGTGTCGCGGGATAGTGTTAGGGTTGTGATCATTTGTCATATCTCCAATAAATAAGCCTGCCCTATTTCTAAGGCAGGCTAGGTAGGTTGTCAAGTGTTAGTTTTCTACTCGCAAGACCTGATCAACTGCCCGGTTTCAGGATCAACGCGCATCTCACATGCGCCGTAATCATGCTCTGGTTCCGGTTCTTTAACGCTCAACACACTGCCAGTCACGTCATTGGGGCGGTATGTCGTGCAGCCCTTGCAACCCAACTCCCACGCCTGCAAATACACATTCTTAAAGTCATCGAATGAAATATCCTCGGGGCAGTTGATGGTTTTGCTGATAGAGCTATCAACCCAACGCTGAGCAGCAGCTTGCATACGTACGTGATCAATCGGCTTTAACGTTTGCGCAGTCACAAAACTGGCTGGCAATGGTTCACCCGGTCTTGCGCGTTTCCACTTATCAACGGCATAATCGCGCACTGTTTCAGTTACCTTTGAACCGTCTTTCTGCAAAACCTTGCGATCATATTCAAGCGCAAAAATAGGCTCAATACCGCTTGATACGTTGCCAGCATAAAGCGAGATAGTCCCAGTTGGCGCAATCGAAGTCAACAAAGCATTGCGAATGCCGCAAGTCTTAATCAAGTCGCGAATGTCTTGATCCATGCCGAGCATATTACCGCTGTCAAGATATTTATCAGCGTCAAACAGCGGAAACGCGCCTTTTTCAATAGCGAGATCAATGCTGGCAAGGTATGATTGACGCGCGACAAACTTCATAAGTTCGTCAATCCATTCCATGCCTTCATCGGACCCATAAACAATGCCACCAAGCGCCATTGCATCCGCAACGCCTGTTACACCTAGTCCAATGCGCCGCTTGGCCTTGGCCTCGGCTTCCTGCTCGGGCAATGGAAACCGAGATACGTCAACGACGTTATCCATCATGCGAACGGCAGTCCAAATCGCATCGCCTAGCATTTCCCAGTTGATTGAAAAATCATCATTCAAGAATGCCGGAATATTCATACTGCCAAGCAAGCAAGCACCATAGGGCGGCAATGGTTGCTCGCCGCACGGGTTAGTTGCCGCAATGGTTTCGCAGTATGACAGGTTATTCGCCGTGTTAATCCGGTCAATAAAGATCACGCCGGGTTCTGCATAAGCATATGTCGCTTGCGTGATATGATCCCACAACCCCCGCGCTGAAACAGTGCGATAAACCTTTCCACCAAACACAAGATCAAACTTCGCGTTATCCTTGACCGCCTGCATGAAATCATCCGTCACCAATACAGACAAGTTAAACATGCGCAGTCGGTTAGGGTCGCGCTTGGCGTCGATAAACTTGAAAATGTCGGGATGATCAACTCTCATGGTTGCCATCATTGCGCCACGTCTAACGCCCGCTGACATGATGGTTTTGCACATTGCATCCCACACGTCCATGAACGACAATGGCCCGCTAGCGGTTGATGCAACACCCTTTACAGGCGCATCGACAGGCCTCAACGTGCTGAAGTCATAGCCAATACCTCCGCCTGCTTGCATGGTAATGGCGGCTTCTTTCAACGCGTCCATAATGCCTGACAAGCTATCTTGCACCGTACCCATGACAAAACAGTTGAATAGCGTCACGTTCCGATCAGTACCAGAGCCTGCATTAATCCTACCAGCCGGGATAAACTGAAAACGCTCTAAGACTGAATAGAACTTATCAGCCCATAGTTGACGATTTGTTTCAGGTTCTGCCAATGCCCACGCAACACGTCGCCAAGTGTCTTGCACGGTGTTGTCGATTGGCGTTCCGTCTTGTTCTTTTAGACGGTATTTCATATCCCAGATTTGTTCCGCCATTGGGTTTTTGAATGGGTTGTAGTTTGCAATTGTCATTTCCCTGTTGATCCCATTCCGTTCGCGCCGCGTTTAGTTTCGCTCAATTCGTCCACCTCAATAAACTCCACTTGATCAACACGCCGCAACATAGCTTGTGCAACACGCTCACCGACTTCCGGCATCTCTGGATATTCGTCATCGCGGATTAATTTTACCACCACTTCGCCGCGATAATCGCTGTCAACAATGCCAACCGAGTTGGCTAGTCTGGTGTGATGATTAAACCCATGCCCGCTACGGCTGTAAACCTCTAGGACGTGACCTTTTGGAATGTCGAAAGCTAGCCCCGTGTTGTAAAACGCAATACCCGGCCCTACTTCAGTTCGATCAATCGCCACAAGGTCAAAACATGCCGCGCCGTCTGATTGGTATTTCGGAATAACAGCGCGCGGATCAAGCCGCTTTACTTTCAATTGCATCATATAGTGTCCATATTGGGGTGAATTGTCATTATGTAGTGTTTTGGGGGCGGTGTCAATCTGTGGGCGGTGCATATGTGATCTGTTCAGACTTGATTGTTGCCAATGACATTCTTGATCGGCTAATCTTAATAGCAAAATCAGGCCGGATGCGTTCCAATGTATCAACAGCCGCCACAACCCGCCGATAGTCGTGAACCATGCGCCTCGCCCAGCATTCCATGCGATAAGCAATAGCGGCGATAGCTTCCTCCTGTGTAAGCTTTGCCCACGACATGCCACTTCCGTTCAAAACAAAGCGGCCCTTACTTCCGAAAGTGTTCCAGACGTATCCCGGCGCGCCTTGTTCCCATGGCTGTTTTGTGGCGTCGCGGTAAGCATGTTGCGCAACCCATGCCCCTTTTTGCGTTAACTTAACAACTGGATGTGCTGTCAAAACAATGCAGTCCGGGTATCCATCACAATCATTTTCCCAACTTGCGCGCCACCGATGCAATTCAGGTGCATCTCCAAGATCTTCATGCCCATAGTATCTGATGTCAGTTGGGTAAACCTTTGTCAGTGTATCGCATTCACTAAAATCCCAATTCACGCCATCACCCCCCTATAGCTAAACTTGCCACCATCAATGCGCGCCTGACACAGTACAATCAGGCCCAACTCGTGATAAGCCCATGCCTGCTTGCCGATCTTGGTATTGCCGATCAAATCAGCCCAATCGCCTTGATGATATTCAATCACCGTTCCGCGCGGGTTTTGTCGAATGCCGTCAATCCCCATCACCGCATTCTTAAACGCGCGGGACTTTTCTTTGTGTGTGATGATGCTGATCATTTCGTCACCTCTGGATAAAAACCGTGGCAATCTTCGCCGCCGGGATATGCGGAATATGCTTGATATGTAGCGTGGCCCGGTATTGTGCGGCGGCACTTATCGGCTAGTAAGCACGGTGTTGCGCATCTGGCGTAGTCGTATGGTAGTGGGGTCATTTATTCAAACTCCTCATATGCGGCCTCAATAAGTGCCGACTTGGTTTTTCCAGTTAGTCCGACGATCTTATGGCCGAAAATCTCGATGTAGTCAATCTCAATCTCATCTATTTCAGTCCAAGGCGGTTCGTCTGTGTATCCCCCGGCGCTGTAATATCCACCAGATTCAATATGGGCGCGGGCATGTACTGTAACTTCAATAGTGAACGTGCGATCTTCTGTGTGGCGTGGCATCATGTACTCCCTTGTTTCTACACAACCCATAACACCTCACAAACAGCCACGCAACAACTATTTATCAGTTGACACGGGGTTTTCGTTCGTTTATGGGTTAGGGACACAAGAGGAGTTTAGCATGTGTAAAATTACTGACATTCAGTCCAAAACTGAGGCGCTCGATAAGATCATGAACGCTGCAAAGTCTATGGATGGTGCATCATTACCTGAAATGGTCGATTTCCTCAATAAAGCTAGGGGAATGCTTCACCAAGTTAGCCCGTTTAAAAATGAACCTATTGACTTTGTGAAGTGGGTCATCACGGATCAAGTACACGCCAATGACTACAACCCCAACAGCGTAGCGCCGCCTGAAATGATCCTTTTGGAGCACTCCATTGAGCATGACGGCTACACGCAACCAGTAGTAGCTTGGCCTGATAGTGATAGCACTTTTGAAGTTGTGGACGGGTTTCACCGTACAACCGTAGCAAAGCGCTCCGACATGGTTCGAACAAGGCTGCAAGGATACATGCCACTTGTTACTATTCAGAACGATAATGCGGATCGTAACGACCGAATTGCCGCAACTATTAGGCACAACAGGGCGCGCGGTAAGCACAATGTAAACTCAATGTCAGACATTGTAATTGAGTTGAAAAAGCGAAACTGGTCTGATGACCGTGTAGCCCGCGAATTGGGTATGGATGCGGATGAAGTTTTGCGCCTATGCCAAGTGTCTGGGCTTGCTGAGGTGTTTGCCGATGAGGAATTCAGCAAATCTTGGGATGCTGGAATTTTTGCAGAAGAAGATTTAGAGGCATTGTCAGAGGATGATATTTAATGGAAAGAATTTACCACACTTGGGATAAGTGGGAATGCTACCCAGCGGGTTTTTACGCTGAAAAGCCGCCAAAAGGAATGGACAACGACGAATGCGAGTTGGCTTATCGTGACTTTTTATCAGACCTAACGGCTTTCGCATCTGGACTTGAGGGTGTGACAAAGGAATGGGTTAATTCTTGCGAACATTACCTGACAAACGAAAGCATGAACAGGATCGCATGGCTAGGGCAAGCTGCAATGTGCTATGTAAACAATATTCCATCTAGGTTTAGGGGTGGTTACAATCTTCTGTCTGATGATCAAAAAGATGCGGCGGATAATCTCGCATTAGAATACCTAAACAAGTGGCGCGCGCAATACGGACAGCCGCCTCTAGATACTACTGCCGTTAAATCACGCACGGAGGCTAATCTTTACTGATGCAACATAAAATTTACCGGGAACAAAATGTTTTGGATGCGGCGCGTGATCGTATTTCATACACTTTTGACAAATTTGAGCGTATCTTTATCAGTTTTTCAGGTGGGAAGGACAGTAGCGTCATGTTTCATCTAGTAATGGATGAAGCAATCAAGCGTAACCGCCGTGTGGCCGTTATGATTATTGACTTTGAGGCTCAATATAAAAAGACTTCTGATCATGTGGAGGAAATGCTTGATCGCTACAAAGGCAACATTGAGCCATTTTGGTTTTGTTTACCAATTAAGCTGCGTAACGCCGTGTCAACATTTGAGCCAGTTTGGTGCGCTTGGGATCCTGATCGAAAGGATGATTGGGTAAGACCTATGCCTAAGCATCGCGCAGTTGTTAACATGGATAATGCGCCTGACTGGTTTCAGCCACGCATGGAGTTTGAAGAGTTTATCATCCTTTTTGCTGACTGGTATTCCGGCGAACAAGAGACAGCAGGTTTCATTGGTATCAGAGCCGATGAAAGCCTAAACCGTTTCAGGACGATATGCACATTCAAAAAGGAAACGTATGAAGGCAAGCGTTGGACAACTAAGGTTACTGACAAGGCATATAACATTTACCCTATATATGATTGGAAAACACAAGACATTTGGAAGTATCACGCAGCGTTCCCAGACCGTGAGCATAACACTATATATGACCTTATGCACCAAGCTGGTGTTAAGCCATCTCAGCAACGGCTTTGCCAGCCGTATGGCGACGATCAGAGGCGCGGACTATGGCTTTATCATATCCTAGAGCCAGAAACGTGGTATCGTGTCGTGGCCCGTGTAAATGGCGCGAATAGTGGGGCTTTGTACATCAACGAGACAGGAAACATCACAGGGTATAGCAAGATCACACTACCAGAGGGGCATACTTACAAATCCTTCTGCAATCTTTTGCTTGCAACCATGCCTAAGATCACGCGGGATCACTATGTGGAGAGGTTTCGCGTCTTTATGAAGGGATGGAAAGGCCGTGGATATATGGACGGAATGCCTGACTTTGCACCCAAGGTTTTAGAAGATAAACAATGGGCACCATCTTGGCGTAGGTTGTGCAAGGTCTTGCTACGCAACGATTGGTGGTGCAAGGGTCTTGGTATGCAGCAACCAAAAAGCGTAGCCTATGGAAAATATCTCGACATGAAGAAGGCAAAAAAAGATGCCGCAATGATGTCAACAAGTCTTTAGGGTAACTCAACCCCGCGCATCATTTAGTTGTTGCGCGGGGTGTTTTTATGTGGTTATGTGTGGGTATGGAAACGCAAACGAAGGAATGAGATTATGGAAAAAGCAAAAGCATATGACAACCGCATTGACCGCAAAGCATACATTCTTGATACAGGCCGCCCGTTTGTCGCAGTGAAACCAAAGGGATTTTTTAACCCAGTAATCGGCCACTATGAAAGCATGAAGTCTGCAAAAGCAGCCGCAAAACGTTGGAATGAAAAGGGGTGCAAATGAAAGAAGTTTTGATATTTTGGGTTGTCTTAGGTATCCCCATGTTGCTAGTTATTAAATGGATTGCAATTAGGCAACAAAAGCAGCATGATAAATGGAATAAACTCAGTAAGTAACATTATGTTAAACCCGCGCCTTTCAAAAGCGCGGGTTTTTTACATCAGCGCGCATAGGCCATAGCCTCTTGATATGCGCCTCAACCATTAACCGCATGGCCTGTGGAATACGTCCTAGCATGGCCTTGCGCCTATCAGGCGTATCACCTTCACGGATGATCTGCAAAGCCGCCTTGTAGCACTCCCTGTCAACCATAGGCCGGATATCAGGCTCAAGCGTTGCCTTCCCCATCATGACATCGCGCGCACGTTCACTTGGCTTGAGCATCCCAATACCTCACCGCTGTAATAGCCGCCTCATAGCCTAAAGCAATACAAGCATAAGCCCCCGCCGCCTGTGCCGCGCGTAGGTACTCAACCTGTCCCGGTTGCCAAGTACTTTTCGTGTGGTCTTTCCTCTTGATCTCCATCACCAACGGCACACTGGCCGGGATAATCACATCAACTGTGCCAGCCGTCATACCCTCGGCCTTTTGCCACTTGGCTTGTCCGATAGTCCTAACGCCTTCATTGCGCGGATGAAACGCCAAGACGCCCCACGTCTTTGGATACTGCGCGCGGATAAATGCAAAAAGCGTAACTTGTGCTGCATTTTCAACAGCACATTTACCGCGAAACGTGGGGTCGCCCCATAATGGTATATCAGGTGGCAGGATCAATGTCGGCTTCCTTATTAAACGTGATGAACTTGAAAAAACCGCTATCTTCCTTCTTATAGCTGATCGTTTTAGGCTTGTCTTTAATGCCGTTAGTCGCGGCCATAAGTAACTCATAATCGCGCCACTGATATTGACTATCAGGCTTAGAACTGGTCCAAGTGGCAAATGATCTGTAAGGCGTCTGCCAATCTATTTTCCATTGTTCCCGCCCGCGCTGGCTAATCGTTTTAGATACAGTCCAATCCGTCACAATGTCAGTTTGTAGTTTTGTCGGGTCGCGCTTTAGTTGCTTGAACTCCATGCGCAACTTTTCGTTCGGGTCAACTAATTCCGCCTTGCACTCGCCACAATACCGAGCCGCTATGTCATTGCCGTGTTGGCATTGGGGGCATTCCTTAAACGTCCACCTGTAGGAACACTGATTATAATCACCCGTCTTTCGGTCACGGATTAAACACTGGCACCTGCGCCCGCTGTGCGCCGGAATAGGGCCGTGGTCTGTTTCAATACGCAATCCCCTTAGATCAACAAAATATCCTTCCTTGTCGATCTCATATCCATCTGGGTTTTTTCGCGCCTTAAACAGGTTTTCACCGTCACACAACGGACATTGGCAATCAATCGGCTGGCTTTCACCTACCGACATTCCAACCCTAATTTCAGGCGCGAATACGTCACCATCTGGAAAATGGCGTTCAATGTTTTCGGAATAGTCCAGAAACAAACAATCCGTTTTATCATCACACAATCGCAAGCCACGGCCAATGATCTGTTGCAATAGGCCGGGGCTTTCAGTCAATCGAAGCATTGCCACAATATCAACGTGAGGCGCGTCAAAGCCTGTGGTAAACACCCCAACGCTTACAAGGTACTTAATCTTTCCAGCCTTGAACCGCGCAACAATAGACTTGCGCATATCCTTGTCAGTTTCACCGTCCACAACGGCGCTAATCTCTGGCGGCAAGCTGGCGTAGGCTTCTTTGGCGTGTTGAACTGTAGCGCAGAACAACAGCGCACCTTTACGATCACTGGCCTGCGCCACAATATCCGCAACGATTTCAGACGTTAGCCTGCCATGCCCATTGTATGCACGATCAACCGCATCCTTCTTAAATGACTGACCGTTCAATTCAGCCGTGTTATAGTGTCCTGATCCAATGCGACCAATAGTCACGGGCGTTAGATATCCAAGATCAAGCAAGTATCTTGCCGTTACCCGATAAACCAGCTTAGTGAAGTATGGGTCTTTTGTTTGAAAGTCAGGAACTGGTTTATCTTTTTCGTCAATTTTGTAAATATATCCCGTGCCTAATCTATAAGGCGTAGCAGTTAATCCAACCACTCTCACGTTAGGGTTTTTAGACCTAATAGTGTCGATTATATGAATAATGGTCGGGGTAATCCCGTGGCATTCATCAACGATTATAAGACCAAATTTATCGCCAAATCTGGATAATTTGTTCTTTACAGAAACAGGCGTACCAAAAACAACGGGAAACCTTGTGCTAATTGATCCTACAGCCGCGCTAAAAATAGATGCGCGGTTGCCAGTTGCTTCATATTTCTCATGGTTTTGTTTTACCAATTCCTCGCCGGGTTGTAATACCAAGACGGATTTACCGTTGCTAATATCATGGATTGTTTTAGCTAATTCGGCAATGATATGGCTTTTACCTGCACCAGTTGCGGCCTCAACTACGCAAGGATCACGGGACAAGCGAATGTGTTGCACGACAGCATCGTGCGCGGCCTGCTGATATGGGCGCAATGTCATCTTACTAAATACCAACCTTTAAATGATTTTCTTACTCCGTTTACTATTCTTCCAACGCTTCCACCTGTTAGGTTATATTTATCTCTTAAACCAATAGAAGTACCTATAAAAGAACCATGATTGATATTCTCAAAGTGATATATATTCTTATCAGAGCTTGGGTTATCTATACCTTTCAACTTTCCAGTTCTAGATACTGAAATCTTATCCTTTTGATCTTTACTCATGACCCTACCCTTATTTGCATTAGATATGGCTTGATTATGTTCTTTACTGTTTGTTCTTCCAACTCTAGAAATTTTTAGTGCAGATATTATATCACTACTTACTAAAATTAGTTTCTTTGATTTACTCATTTTTGCTTTAGATATTTCACTATGCTTTAGTCCACTAACACCATCACCGCCATCCGTATGGTTACACAGATTTTCCCTACCATATAATTTAATTAATGCACGTTCAAAAGAAAATGCACAATTTTCATTGTTAAATGAAACTACTATATGTGATGTGTACCCATGTTTATTAACAACCCTATCCCAATATGAATTTCTATCTGATCTACTATAAGCCCTTTTACCGCTACCCTTTACTACATAGAAAACAGTCCCATCCGTAGATTTACGGTGGACATATACATAGAATTTCTTTTCAAAAGTCATAAGCTACCCTCTAGCTGATCCTATAAAATGCAGGGCAGGCAGTAGGATTGTCTGCGGTTCGTCTGGCCGGACTAGCCCTGCATGTTTAATATAGGTGTTTATGTAAGGTAAGTCAAGACAAACGCCAATATTCGCTAGACTTACCAGTATAAGGAGAAAGATCAGCTTTTGGCAATAGGTCTTTGATTGCCTTCGCATAGCTTATAGCGCCCGCTTTTTGCACTTTGGTTAGTTTCCGCCCGCATATCAACGCATCCTTAAATCCTGAAGCCTCTTGCATGGCGTCCATGATTTCATCAATACGCTCTTTGGCGCGGTCCTGAGCCTCTTTCATATCGTCATATTCGGCAATCAATTGCGAAAGTCGTGGCGTGTTAATCTCTCGGCGCTTGGGTTCAAGGTGTTCTGGATTGTCCAGCTCGGATAGATACAGGTCATAAAACGCGCGCAATTCCCACAAGTAACAATCTAACCAAGCCTGATCTTGAGCAACGTGTTCAACGTATTCGCCATGCGGCGTCCATTGCGCAAAGATAGCTTTAGTGCGTCCAGATGCAAGCATCTCAATCTGAATTTGACCGTAATAATGTGTTTGATCTAACCGCTTAAACGGAACGGGTTCTGGTTTGTTTCGGATACCATAAGGGCATTTGAACTCTAGGATTGTGTCATCGCCAATCAATCCATCAGGACTTGCACCTAGCCAATCTTCATACGGAAAAAACCCGCATTTCTTTACATCAAGACCAGTCGATAATTCAAACAAGCCAATCGCATTTGCTTCATTCGCGCGACCCCATGCCATAGCCGGATTATCAGGGAACTCACTTTCTACACCGTGATAATCACGTACCATAGCGCGCAATACATCATCCGCCGTGCGATAAGGATCATCGCCCAAGATTGCAGCAACGTTTGATCCTGTGACCCGGCCCTTGCGTTGGTTAAACCATGCGGGGGAACGTTGTTCTATTTCCATATCATCAATCCTATCTATACAATATAAGAGCGGCCATTATAGCCGCCCTTGTGTTATCTGTCTATATCAGAAAGGTATCTCTGAATCATCATAGCGTGACGAACCACCAACGCTAGACTTTTGATCCTTTGGCGCGGCCTTTGTTACCTTGCTGGCATCAACACTCACAGCTTTGCTTGATGGGCTTACAGCCTGCACCCAATTGCCTTGCTTGCCGTCCAAATCCCACAAGCCCAATCGAATAACCATTGGCTTATTGGTCAAGTGCATCGCAAAGTCTTCGTCGCTAGGCTTGCGTTGCAGTTTCATCAATCCACCGCCGCAATTCGCGTCAATTGCCGCAAGCATCCGCTTAGCAGTATCGCCCTTTTTCTTAGCCTTGGCCGGGTCAGTATTTCGCGCGGCGTCACCCTCTGGGTACATCTTTTGAAAAATCTTGCGGCCCTGATATTCTTCCGGCGCTAGGATATTCCAGCGCGCTGAAATATGCTCCTCACCCCCTTGGAACGATTGCCACTTGCATTCATCAATCGAAGCCATAACCGAACTGCCGTCTGGCAGAATAAGATTACCGCCCCCGCTGGGGGCCTCATATTCCTTTTCAGTGCTTACCTGATCGCCGTCGCTAAGATCCCAGAAACTCATTTTGTAACTCCATCTTTTGTTTCAATTGCCGGAATAAAAGGCACAAGCCCAGACAATGGGTTTAAACCCAATTCAACAGTGATTGCATCCGTAATTCCAAAACGGTTTTTTGACACATTGCTAGCCGTGGCAAAGCAAATCAACTCACGCGCACCTGTTGACATTGCTTTCTTGACTTCGCCTTCCGCCCCCTTGGCAAAGGTCTTCAGCTTGATAAATCCAACCAAATCAACGTCGTTGATATACGGATCAGCGCAGTTGACTTTGTTATTCGCCGTGATCTTCATCACATACTTGGAATAACCCGCCATATCAGGCGGTTCAATCTTATCAACGTCCGCATGGGCCAAGAAAACAATATTCATGCCTTTCTTGTCCTGCAAAACCTGACAAGCCTTGCGCAACCTTTGGTGCATCCCGAACAACACCTGAAAGCCTGCGCCATAGCCGCCCGCACATTGCGCTAGGTTGTTTTTACCGTCAACTTTCATGATTTCTTCTGTAAACAGAACATCAAGTTTTGACACGCTATCAATGACAAGCGTTTCAAATTCATGATCTTCTTTGATCAATGCCGTAATCTGATCCCACAAGTCTTGTGCGGATTTAAGCAATGGAAAAGCCTTTGGTCGCTTTTCACTCGGCACAGCCTTCAATCCATCCTCGGCACGGATGAAAATAGGCTTTGGGAATGTCGCGGCAAGGCTTGTTTTGCCGTTGCCCGCATCGCCAAAGATAGTCACAAAACCCGGACCGTCGACGGGTGTTTCAATGTCGTCTAAACTAGCCATTAGTCGCTCCTTTTCCAATGTTAAACCCATATCACGCTTTCTTGTACCTTGCAACTACTTTCTTCGATTTAGAATGCACCTTTTCTTCTTTGGAAACATGGCCTTCACTACATAGAGCCGCCAATGCTGTTTCAATGTCTGCCCTCTTGTATCCCCGGCACCTGTTTATAATAACCCCGGATGTTTCCCCGTCATCTCCGCTAACAAGTCCCAAAATCCTAGCCTTCAAAGCCAAAGCTGGTGCATCCTTCGCGCGATCATTAGACACAACAAGAGCAATCTTTTCCTCAATATCATTCCGCACCAACGCAAACGCCCATCTAACATGTTCGGCCGTGCGCAACCCCTCACCAACTGACA